CCACCGAATTTCAAAATTCCAAAGCAGGGGGGTCATGTTGCAGAGAACTTTTCAAACCAATCGCAAATAAATTTTTCCCATTCGTCACTGCGAGCATCTTTAACCTTTGAAAGCCTATCAAGACATTCTTCTTTTGTGCTTTCTATATGCACTTCTCTTGCACCGAATTCTTTGAGCATTCTTTCCCGCTCCGATTTAAATGGATACCCACCTACCAAATAGGCATTGCGCCACTTGCCTATCCTGTACTTAACGCAATCAAGCAGAGTGTCACGGACTCTGAATGCAACGGCATTCAAAAGCTTTGGCTTCACATATTTTCTGCATCCGCTCACACACTCCCAGATATTATCCATATCTACAATAAGATCGCCGAACCCTGCGTTATCTTTTACCCATGTGCTTTTTCCGCTCAAAGGTGCTCCGTATACAATGAATACCTGCCTATAATTGGCGGTATTAAAGTTGTCATGTATAAGATTATGAGACTTATGCGACACTATCATAATATTATCGGGATTCAGGCTGACGTTTACATCGTTAAGATTCTCCTCTGTCAGCTCCTCTTTATGGTGCAGGATGATATCATATGCCCGCACTATCGGCTTGCCTGTGTACTCATCTATGGTGTAGCCGTCCTCGGTCAGCCTTTGGGCAATAACGACCTTTCGGAAGTCTCTCCATTCGTCGGAGTTATAAAAGTCTGTCTTATCCTTGAATCTACGCATCCGAATCACTGAGTATCACAGATCTCGTCTCCTCAACATAATCCACATCATAACCGCAGGCCGCCGCCATATCCCGCAGCGCAACAAAGTTTCTGCCGTCAATGAGCACGGCCTTTACATCCTTTATTTCATTGTTCACAAACAAAGTAAGCTCATTCGGCGCATTGTCAAGCTTGCGAAGCTTCGTGTCTGCGTCATAACCCACTTTAAATCCCGCCGCCTCCAGCGCACGCAGCTTTATGAATGTGCTGCCGTCCTTGTTTATTGCGTCGGCTTCTATGTCTTTTCCGTTTACCCTTATATTTATTGTCTCTGTCATTTCATCGTCACCGCCCGTCATAAGCTTCTTTTTAAAATCATACCACCCCGAAAGCCTTGACTCATTCAGCGTCCAGGGCTGAGGACAGAGCTTGCCCGTGACATGATGATGCATTATCACCCTGTCAAGCGGTACGCCGTAGAAGTCCATAAGATACTTTGTCAGTTCCAGAGCGTTTTTAACGACCGCCGCCGTAAGATACCAATCAGGCGCATCTCCGTTTGTGTTGCTTCTGTCTTTTTTGCTGCTGCACATCTCGATTGAAATACTGTTCGAATTTGTACAGATATTGTACAACTTCCCGCCTTCGGACGTGCTCATAGATGTGTACTTGCTTCCGCCGACAGACCAACAGTAACGGTTCCTGATGTCGCCGTTATACTGTACCGTTTCCGCATCGTCAACAATAAAATCGGCAGAGCCTCCGACCGCCGCCCTTGCAAACATCGAAGCGACTGCCCGAGCCTGTCCCTTTTCGGAATGAGTGCCCGCCGTATAATGCAGCACAATATATTTTATCTGCCTGCTCTTTTTGTAAGTCGTATTTGTTGTCGAAAAACATTTGATAATATCCATACTCTCACCAATCCGCATTGTCGATGCGCTTTTGCATCAGTTCTATTTCCTTTTCCTGCAATTTAAGCGCCTGTTTTATTCGCTTTCTGTCCTCGGGCGTTTTGTCCTGTCCTGTCAGCTCCAAAAGCAGCCTTGCGGCCTGTACCGATTGTTTGTCATCTACTGATACGGCTTTTTGAAACATATTCAGCACTATCGCTTCGGCGCCGTTCATTGTCTTTCCTTCGTCGGCCTTATATTCTCCGTCAAGAATGGCCTGTGCAGCCTTCCTTATATCAGCCTTTTTCCGTCTTGCCTTTGCTGAAGCTTCTCCGCCCTTTTTCCCGTTCTTCGCCGCATCCTCGCCGCTGGTGAACTGTGTCGCCTTGCCCTTTTTTAAGTTTTCATCATTCATGGGCCTCCCACCTTAATTTTGTTTTTTCTCAAGGTCCTCTATTCTGTGGTTTGCAACTTTTATCTGCTCCGTCTGTATTGCGGAAATTTCCTCAAGCTTGTATGTGCGGTCTATAAGGTTATTATGCTTCTCGACCCTTTTTTCAAGCTGTTCTATCCTGTATGATATAAGTTTTATGCCGCTGAAAGTGCCCGCAAACGTACCCGCAAGAGACCCCGCAAAACCTATTATTGCAACCGTTATTGTCGGGTCAATGTTCATTGTCATCCTCCAAAGTAAATGGCTTCGCCGTTTTCGAAAACGTTTTTGCTTTACAAAAAGCGTTTGCATCATCTTTCAAATTTGCATTGTCGGCAAGACCTTCGCCGATAACATATCCGATGACTGTCGCTCCCGACATAATAATAGCCGAAACTTCGGCGGCGACGCTCTCACTGTGCCCGAGCGCAACAACAAGCAGCGAGATAAAACTCGCCACGCTCAACCAGAATTTTCGGCTTGTTAATTTTCGTTTCCAATCAATTTTCATGTAAATCCCTCATTTCGAAAGTTAGTTCTGTAAGGGTTTCCTCGTCTATATTACTATTATACTTTATTTTTTAGGCATACGCAACAAAAAGCCCCGAAAAAACTTTCGAAAAACATTTTCACTCCAATTTTAAATTTTTCTTGATATACGAACAAATAAATAGTATAATAAAAATACCTAACACAAAAATTAAATATCATTGATTTGTTATTAAAATTTAATATTTTTGACATCAAATGTATTTTTTTATGTGTTATAATGAACAAGTAAAACGGATATACTTTAAAGGATGCTAATTATGAAAGACAGAAAAAAGATGTTCCCAAAGTATTATGAAAATTTAAATTTTGAGATACCTGATAAAGCATATACTACAGAGCCCGTAGAAGTATACAGGGCATGTAAAAGCAACAAATTGGATAAAGAATCTTTTTCTACTTTTTACTAAGATGTCAAGAACTTTTTACATATTTCTTTAAAAAAATATCAAAAAAACCCGCCGAAAAAGCGGGCTTTCTTGTTTGAAGTAGACGGCTTCGCCGTTTTCGAAAATGTTTTTGCTTTGCAAAAGGCGTTTACATCTTATTCGTGTTTAAATTCTATACCGTAGACCTTTGAGCAGAGCATCTTTAAAAACTCCGTTCTGCTCAGTCCCGTTTCGGCTCTTAACTGTTCTATCCGTTCAAATTCCTCTTTTCGAACGGCAGCGTTCCATGCCGAATAAGTCTTTTTGTTATATCTGTTTTTAACGGCGCTTGATGTTGCCCCCATTATTTATCACCCCTCTTTATTTCATACAATCTGGCTATACCTGCAACCGAAAAGGACACAAGCGAAATAATCGCCAACACAAAAGTCACATCAAGACTTTTTATAAGCAATTTTGCCAGCACGACTGCACCCGTTACAATTCCTAAAAAATCCGCTTTACTTTTTATTTCCATAGTGTTATAATGAGATTGAGGAAGTAAGGGCTTTCGCCCCTACCCCCCTAACTCTTGATTTTATCAATTATAGTTATTACAGCTGCAAGTATTTCGGTTAGCCTTACAATTGTTTTAACTGTTTTTTTGATTCTTTCAAGAGTTTTTTTCTTGATTTTTATTGTTTTCAATCTCACTTCCTCCTTTCTGTAATTATTATATCATACTTATATAAGTATGTCAAGCATTTTTTACATATTTCTTTAAGATAATTCAAAAAAACCCGCTGAAAAGCGGGCTTTTAATCAAAATTCAAATTTTATAATTATACCATTCTCTCTATTTTCTTAATTTCATTGATGCCATTAAAAAAACTCCTTCCAAAAAATGTAACCAAAAGTCAAGTAGAATTTTTTGTTTTTTTGTTTTTTATGTAAATTCCGCAAAAGAATTATAACTGTAGCTGCTTATAAACCCCGATGTAGTCCGTATAGTGAAAATATGCGGGTATTTGGCTATAACAACACCCTGTTCCATATACGGCTTGTTTTTCACCTTGTCCCCTATTTTGAGCCGTTCCTTGAACTGCTCCGCCTTGTTCTGCGGTGCAGGATGAATTTCCGGTATAACTCTTTTCTTAGTCACTTTTTCTGCTGCATCACCTTTTTTGTATTTCTTGCTTTTCAGAAATTCCGAATATCTGAGCATAACACCCTTTTTATTGAAATGATGCACAACTGTTATGTAATTAACACCCGCATCCAGAGCAACCGCCTTTAAAGTCGCTCCCGACGCATAAAATTCAAACATTCTTTTTTCCACCGAATCCCAGTCTATTTTTTTAGGCATCCTCAACCACCTCCAATCCGTCAGTTCTAAAACCGCCGCCGTATCCTTCCAGCTTTACCAGTTGAAAATCTCCTACCGTCCAAGGCTCAGATGCAACTGTGAACACATTTTCAGGATAATATTTTTCGAGGCCGTATTTTCCATTAAAACGGACTTTATCACCTTTTTTCATTCTTTCATTCCTCCCTATTAACGACCGTTGGGGCATCTTTTATTGCCCGTCTAATCGTCGCCGTCCATGCCTTATCAACATCAGTATCAAATTCTCCGTAATGGAATTTTTTTAATAGCGCATCCGCATCAATCAGCCTGCCGTGCTTTTCAGGAATTTTGGCAAAGACCCTTTGTACAATGCTTAACGCCTTATCTATTTCTTCGGTGTATTTACTCTCGTCAGATTGTAAGGCATTAGTTAAGATTTCTATTGCTTGTCCGTTTGTCATTCCACCACCTCCAAATTTATCTCAGACCACCAATCCATAGGCACTATTTTTAATTTGCATTTACACAAATCTTCGCTTTTCTTATCATAAAACAGACAATCCTTGCAGTCTTTTCTCCTGCTTTCGCAATAATCGCCTATAACGGTCAAAGCCTCTTTCAGCTTTTCTATTTCCTCAGTCATTCTTTCACCTCTTCCGTATTATATAAATCCAAATAAGCGTTTATATAGTCCAAATCAAGCGTAAACTTTTTGCCTTTACAGGTCGTGAAAATAATATCGCATTCCGCATTTTGTATCATTTCTATATCACAATCTTTCTTTTGTATGCCTCTGGCTATCCTGCGCAGAGTGTTTTCTGCAAGCGGTTTCTTCCGCTCGAAGATGCTTTGCGCAGGAATACTCCAATCAATACACTCGGCGGCGGTGTGGTAAGGACTTTTATAGCCTTGCCTGACCTCTTCGCTGTCTTTTGGTGCGTGTGTCGCTTGCGGCCAAACTATAGACTTGCCGTCACTCCGTGCGATCATATAAAACCTTGTCCTTGTGGTCGGTGCTCCGTAATCACAGCTTTTTAAAATCCTATATTCAATTTTGTAGCCAAGTCCTTTTGACAATTTATCAGCCGTCTTACTTTTAAAAGATATCTCCAGCGCACAGCACATTTCCGAAAAGGCAGGAGAGCTTTTATCAATGCCGTTACTCAGTGCCCCGATAAATCCCACAAAAGTTTCCCCTGATTTTTCTTTTATCGGCTTGCCGTTTTCTTCCAAAGGCCCCCATGTTTGGATTTCCGGTACATTTTCAAGCATGATAACTCTCGGTCTGACCAAAAGCGCCCATTTAACGGCGACCCACGCAAGGCCTCTTATATTTTTATCGACAGGTTTGCCGCCTTTTGCTCTGGAGAAGTGCTTGCAGTCAGGCGAAAACCATGCAAGTGCAACGGGTACACCGCCACACGCTTCAACAGGATCCACTGCCCACACATCCTCGCAATAATGTTTCGTGTAAGGATGATTTGCCTTGTGCATTGTTATAGCATCGGGGTCGTGGTTTATTGCAATGTCAACGCTGCGCCCGATAGCCATTTCAATACCTGTAGATGCACCTCCGCCACCGGCGAAATTATCAACAAACAACTCCTTCACTTTCCAGCACCTCCTTCACTTCATAGACAAAACTCACAAACTCAGCCCTTCCGCCCGCATTATTTATTTTTTCCACCATTTCCCTTTGCAGCTTCGTTTCCTTTCCTATCCATGGACGTTTTACTTCGAAGGCAAAAAACTTTCCGTTAATAACACAGTGGATATCGGGGATCCCTGATGAGCTGTAGGCGCCCTGGTTCACTTTCCATACGCAGCAGCCCGGAATTGTTGAAAGATAATCTTTTATCTTTTTCTGAAATACCCTTTCAAGAGGGATCTCTTTTACATCCGGTGTGGTAAACGGCTTCGCCGTTTTCGAAAACGATTTTGCTTTGCAAAATTCGTTTACTTCAGCCGTCATATTCTCACCCCTTAATATGGCATATCATGCCCGAAAATCGATTCAAACTCTTTCCCGAAAATTTCAAGGGCTTCACGGGCTGTTGATTCTGCTGTAAAATATACATTCATATCCTTGTAACTGCCGGCACAAAGGTCATAGTCAACTTTTTCCGCATCCTCGTCATAAAACAAATAATACCGCTTCCAATCCTTGGGCGCAGGATTATTCTTTTCTGCCCATGCTTGCATCTCAGCTCTTAATCTTTCCTTTGGGTTACTCATTTCTATTCCTCCCGTATCGTCATTTATTTTTTCATTCTCCTGAGGTCTCCTCAATTATCACATCCACACAAGCCTCGGTTCCGTAACGCTTTACACAGGTGATTTCAACTATCTGCTTGTCATCCTTATACGCTACCAGATTAAGCGCATCGCAGATTATCTTGATTATATTGTCGCAGTCGGGCTTCTTTGTCGGTTTTATCTTTCCAAGTTCGGCCGCCGCCCATTTGGCTTTTGAAAAGCTTTTTGGTATCGGATATGTAACAAGTATCTGCATTTTTATCGGCTTCTCGGTAAGATTCACACTCCCCGCCCGCTTTAAATAGCAAGCCTTCACATATCGCTCATATTCCCGTGTATCCTCGGGCGTGTATGTAACTCCGTTTCCAAACCGAGGCCGCCCCTTTCCTTTTGGATAACCGAGTATTTCAAAACTTATCATTGTCGTTTACTCCTCTTTTCATCTCTTACCCGCCACCAACAGCGCCGTTACCACAAACCCGAAACAGCACCCTGCCGAAAAGGCAAGTATATGTGTAAATATCATCACTTCCCAAACACCTCTTTTATCTCCTCCTCGTCTGCCTTCTCCGCTTTTCCGTACCGCCGACTTTTCACACAGTCGCAGTCGGTCACGGCGTACACCCACCTTTTCCACTTCCACAGCCTTCCATCGACTTCTTTTTCGGAAGCAATGCTGTATATACACGGCAGACAGCCTACATCACCGCATTTTTGACATTTACAGTCCTGCGCCTTCCGGCCTCTTTCCATTGCCGCCATATGGAAACGGTATTCTGTTTTTCTGTAGTCATGATCTGCCTTTTCCCGTTTTCTTAAAAATTCCTCATCCATCCGCACCGCCGCCTATCGCCAATTGTCGGCCGCCGCCAAGCAGCAGAGTGTTGTTTAAGGTCCCGTTTTCTACCCTGCAGCGGTAATCTTTGATAATTCTGCCGTACCAGAACTCGTTGTCGGTGTCGGTCCTGCTTGCACGCAATTTAAGTTCCGAAGGATGCCCCACAAGTTTTTTTAAGTCGTCGGGCAAACGCTCAAACTCTTTTTTGCTGTTGTATGTACTGTTTGATATCGCACGTTTTAACAGATACCTTATATCGGATTCTTCCAAAGGCTTGCATAAGACATTTCGCAGAATACTCACAATATGGCTTGTCTGCGGCGGAAACCCGCTTTTGTCGGTGTTGTAATAAAAACGCAGCGCCTTTTCCACAAATTTGAATTCCACATCCGCAAAACATTCCTGCCATACATCCGCAAGAGTATCTATTGCCCGTTCATTGTCTCCGATCTTGCTGTTCGGGTACAGATCCTTTATCTTGCCTAAGATCAGCTTTGTTTCTTTAACAGTCAATTGTGTCATCTCCTTCTTTAAGTATCGAATCATAAAACGGGTTTCCCGTGCTCACTGTACCCGCAGCAGCCGTGTTGTTATACCTGCCTTCCCAGACCTTGATAAAATTGTTGGGCTTTACAAACCAATCAAAGGCAATAACAAAGTCTTTGACCCTGCCCCGAAGAAAATCACTTGAACGTATGTTGTCAATTGCATTTAAAACCTCATCAACTCCATACTGCGCAATACGTGCTTTAAGCATCTTGTACCGCACCGTGTTCGCCCCGAGTGCTTTTATCTCCGATATACCGTAAACACTGAGTGTGTTCCACTCATCAACAACACGCTGCATCTCCGCAGGAGTACAGCAAGTATCTTTGATACTTATATCTTTACTTTCCTTTACTTTACTTTCTTTTACTTTACTTTGTTTGGAAATGTTTACATTTTCGTCTTTTTTGTATGCATTTTCTTCAATAATGTTTACATCATCCACTGTTTTTGGCACACCAACAAGAAGGTAGGCACTTTCTGTTTTTAAAACCTTCCGCCTTTTAGTGGCTTCAAAATACTGCTCCTGGATTCTTTTGGAAGTAAGGATACTGTATTTTTCATAAAGGTTTCTGTCGAAAATACCTATCTCCAATGATCTCTCGATCACATCATTTATTAAGCCGAGGTTAACACCGCTGTTCCCACCGAACCATTGCGCCAAAAACAGCAGTGCGCTCCTGGAAGTCCATTCACAATAATAGCCCTTCTCCGCATATATCTTTTGCCAGAGCCTGATTATTACTCCAAATCCCTTCAGGCCATATTCGGCCTCGATTTCGGCTATTTTTTCGTTGGTATGACAATCCAAATGGAAACTGTCTAAGCCCTGCTTCAAACTGCCACCCCACTTTTTTACGGAACACCGACGCAACCCGCATACACAAACGACGCCGGCACCCCTCTTTTACGGAACACCGACGCAACCCGCATATGCGAACGACGCCGGCACCCCTCTTTTACGGAACACCGACGCAACCCGCATATGCGAACGACGCCGGCGCCCCTCTTATAATTTAATTATACGCCTAAAAAACTGACATTTACTGCCAAACGTTTTCAGAACGGCAGGTCTTCTTCATCTATACCCTCGGGATCCTCGTAATAGTCGTTCCCCTTGGCGGCGGGTCTGTTCTCTTTTTTCTGCGTTTCTTCCGCTTTGGATGCACAGAAAAAGAATTCATTGACAATAACAACAGTCCTCTTTCGCTTGTTTCCCTGTTTATCCGTATACGGATCTACTTGTATACGGCCGCAGAGTGCTATTTTGCTGCCCTTTTTAAAATACTTTCCTATGTTCTCGGCTGTCTTGTTAAATGCAACACAGTCTATAAAATCTACTCTGGGTTCGCCGCCGCCCTGCTTCGCATAACCGTTTACGGCGATCGTAAACGTCCCGATCGTTGTTCCTCCCGCCTGCTTCATCTCAACATCCCTGCTGAGATTCCCAAGTAAAATTGCTTTATTCATTGACACCAACCTTTCTTTATGTTATTATAATTTTGAGTTTTTTCATAAGCGGTCTTTCCGCTTGGCCTTGGTGTTCCCGCATCAAGGCTTTTATATTATAAGAATTTATTCAAAGGCAAAATTTTATTTATGCCTTTCGAAGAAAGTGAAATTTTAGCGTTTAGGAGAGTTTTTCGAAGAAAAAACTCCGTAGCGTTAAAAAATTTCAAATAAACAAAATTTTGTCAACACATGTTGATTCTTATAATTTTGTTATTCGTCATCCGAAGCGTCTTCCTCTCGGACGCAAGCTCCGGCATTTATGCAGCTGTATATAAAACCTGCACAAAGTACAATAAACCGTACAATAAAACTCACTGCACCTATGCGCCCGCTTTCAAACTGTCCGCCGACATAGAACATCAAAATAAATGCCATGACAGCCGCCGCCCCGAACGCATCTCTAAACAAGTTTTTCATCCTTTTTCATCTCCTGTAAATAAGCTTCTTTGAATATAAAATACTTCCATTTCCCCGTCATCGGGTCTTGTCTGGCATATCCGAATGAACATCTGCCGTTGCGCAGACGCATCATCATATCCCACTTTCCCCGAGGATACGGCACAAGCCGCATCGCTTCATTTAAAGATATAACCTCCAACTGTATCACCCCGATATGTATTCCCGCCAATGCCTTGAAAAATAACTGCTTCCATACGGGTTAGGCTTGGATGTTCCAGGCTCCCTGCGCTTGGAACAAATACGGGTCAACCCTTTTTCCTTCATGTGCCTTTTTGCCAATTCTCTTTTAAGTTTTCTTAACATTTTTTTCTCCTTTCTCTATCTCCTCATTTATCCAGTCTTCAAGGTCACAGCGGAACTCATGATCCAGCGAATCAAAAAACCGTGATACTTGCCATTCAATAACCGCAGCGTTGGAAGTCATTTTTTCCTTACTGTTTAATTTAATAACTATCCTCGCAAGGTCTTTACACGCCCGGACCCTTGCTGCCGAAACGTATTTGTAAGCCCGTTTCATTCCTTTCTCACCCCCTTCCCCTGTTTCCTGCCGTTCTTTTGTTTGCTTTTATTTGTTGCTAACTTCACACCTTTTTTGTTATAATCACATTACCGATATTGCCGTATCGGAATTTATAACGAAAGGAGCGCAGCAATATGAAAATTACCGTTGTATTTAAAGATAACAGCTATCTCGAATGCGATAATGTAAAGTCCGTAAAAATCGGCATGACCGAATATGTAAACGGTGATATAAAGAACCTCAAATTTAATGCAAATCAACCGTTATACATAATCGGAGATAAGTCAAATTACATTGCACCGGATAATGTTAAATATTGGGAAATATCTTAATCTCCCGGAGAAAAGCCCTCGTTGTCTTTCGGGGGTTCTTCTTTTTGCCCGAAGGTCACGATCGTTTCTTTGCCTTTGAATTCTACGCTCTTGACCGGAGCATCCGAATATATTGCCGAAGTGATTTCCCCGTCCTCATTACAAAATGATATTTTGTAGTTCTTCTTTTCCAACTTCTTCACCCCTTTCTTTTCAATATCTATCGAAGATTAAAAACTATCTCTATTTCGTCGAAATGTATCCTTGATTTTTTTATTTCTTCGAAAATCTTATCAAGCTGAGCGCTGTTAATGTCCGTCAACAGGATTTTGCAGCGCTTTGTTTGTTTCTGCTGTTCTTCATACGGCATATTCATCACCCTTTTTCTCTGTTTCCTGCCGTTCTTTTGTTTGCTTTTATTTGTTGCTAACTTCACACCTTTTTTGTTATAATCACATTACCGATATTGCCGTATCGGAATTTATGGCTAAAGGAGTGCAGCAATATGAATAAAAACGAACTTTATGACGAGCTTCGCAATAAAATTGATTCCTTTAAAACCCGTATGCGCAGCGATTACGATGAACGTGCAATCTCGATTTTTAGTTCATCACGCGGCGTGCGTTCATTTCTTTCATACATTGCCCAGGCTGATTTTGTTATCCCGAATTCGGCTGCCTAAACTATTTAAATTCTATCACATCAAACATATATTGTCAACAGGTTTTTTTAGTTTTCTAAACATCTTTTTATTTTTTTTTAACTTTATATTGCAATTTCTGAACATATATGATATATTAATATTAAAATATCAATCCTTCCGGAGGTGATTTAATTGAAAAAATCTGATACCGCACATAGATTAAAAGAAGGCATGGAACTACGAAATTTAAAACAAGTCGATCTTGTTGAAATGACAAAAATAAACAAAGGAGCCCTTAGCTCATATTTATCCGGAAAATATAGCCCAAAACAAGATAATATATATAAACTTGCAATGGCATTAAATGTCTCCGAAGCATGGCTTATGGGATATGATGTTCCAATAGAAAGAACAACTTCTCAAAGGAAACTTTCTGCATTGGAAATTCCCACAAAACTTATCCCGGTCGTTGGGACTGTAGCTTGCGGCAACCCTATATATGCCGAAGAAAATATACAGGAATATATCACTGTCAATGCTTCCGATAATGTGGATTTTGCCCTTTATGCCGAAGGCGACAGCATGAATAATTGTAAAATAGATGACGGTGATACTATATTCATAAGAAAGCAAAACATTGTAGATGACGGTGACATTGCTCTCGTCCTTGTCGATGATACTGCCACTGTCAAACGCTTCTACGATTATCCGGATAAAGTTATTCTAAAACCCGACAGTCGAAACCCAAGACACAAAGACCTTGAATATAAAAAAAATGAACACAACATTTTGATTCAAGGCAAAGTAGTATTTATTAAAACCTTTGTGCATTAAAAGCAAAAACTTCCATTTAGAGATTTTTTCACCATATAGCAATTTTTTTCTTGATAAATTTTGATATATTGTATATAATATACTTTGAAAAGGGGGAATATAAATGCTTATCAGTGTAAAATTGGAGAACTTTTTATCTTTTGACCAATTAGCGGAAATAAATATGATTTCATCAAGCAAGGCAAGAAAGAAACCCGAGCATAGACTCAAAATCAAACAAACTTCTATTTTGAAAAATGCTGTTATCTATGGTGCCAATGCAGCAGGTAAGTCAAACTTTATAGAATTCTTTGTTTTTTTTAAACATGTCCTTAATTTCGGATTGCCTGTTGAATCAACACAAATGTTTTGCAAAACAAAAAAAGAAAACGAAACAAGAGAAAGCAAGTTCGAGATTTTATTTACTGTTAATGATAAGTTTTATGCTTACGGATTCAGTGCGATTTTAAGCAAAATGTCTATCACCGGTGAATGGTTGTATGAACTGCTGCAAGACGGCGGCTCAAACCTTCTGTATAAAAGGAACGCAGATAATGCTATTAATCTAAGTGAACATATATTGAAAACCGATGATGATAAAATCCGATTTTCAGTATACGAAAAAGACTTTTCAAATCAACAATTCATGCTCTTTTTAACAGAAATGAACAGAAATAAAAATATTGAAAAGAAATCCAAGCTTATATTTTTCAACTCGGTATTCAATTGGTTTATCAATAATATTATAATTTTCACACCAAACACCATTTTAACAAACCTTGAATACTATTATGATGAAAATAGATTAACACGATTAAATAAACTTATCCGAACATTTGATACAGGCATAGATAGTGTTTCAATAAAGGAAATTTCCATTGAAGAATTAAGAAATATGCTGCCCAAAGAAATATTCGAAACCTTATTGACAGACTTTAAGTCAAAACTAAAAATTGCAGGCCGTAATGGTGTAAAGATGTCTATGCGCTCATCCGATATGATATTTAATATGAGCGGAAAATTAAATGAAGAGCCCAAAATATCTACAATTAGTTTGCGTCATAAGAAATCTGTTTTTGACTTTGAATTCCGTGATGAATCCGATGGCACAATAAGAATTTTTGATTTAATGGATATGCTTTTAACAAATAAAAATGATACAGTATATATTGTTGATGAGCTTGAACGCAGCTTGCATCCGAAATTAACGGAACGTTTTTTACAATTGTTTATGGAAGGGCACCAAAACGAGAAAGTACAGCTGATTTTTACAACTCACGAAGCCACTATAATGACACAAGAACTATTTAGACGAGATGAGATTTGGTTCATTGAGCGTGGTTCTGACAATACAAGTACAATATCTTCTTTAGATAGATTCAAAGAACGTTATGATCAAAAATTAAGCAAAGCCTATCTCGCAGGTCGTTATGGTGCTGTTCCCGTTTTTTCCGATTTTTCTTTTAAAGAAGGAGGCTGACATATGGCTATAGAAATATTCAGCGGTTGGAATAAACGGCCGGCTGATGATCTGGAACAACAAGAACCTTACAGAACATACTATTTCATTTGTGAGGGGAGTAAAACCGAGCCCTTTTATTTCAAATCATTAATTAGTAACAAAAAGGAACTTGACATTCATTCATCTTTAAAATTATGTTTATTAGAAAGAACAGAGGCTGATAAAACAAATTCGCATCCAAAACATCTTTTAAAATATGCAGAGAATCAGAAAAGAAAGTTCTTAAAAGATGATTATTTTGATCGCACCCGTGATAAAATGATTATTATTTTTGATGCCGACAGATTTGAATACCATGATTCAAATTATACTGAAATTATAGAAACAGCTGAAACTTCAGGAAATATTTTAGGAATCACCAATCCTTCTTTTGAGTTATTTTTGCTGCTTCACTATCCTAATTCATATAAGGATACAATAGAGCCATTAAAAGATGAATTTTTAAAAAAAGAAAATCTAACGAAAAAAAATCATTTAATAACAAAGAAATTTAACGAAAAATACGGAATAAACTCAAAACATAACAGTAAAATAGGTGATTTAATTAAACAACTGAATATTGCCATAATTCAAGAAAAAGAACTAAATCAAGACATACATAACTGCAAAGGTCGCTTGACCAGCAATATAGGCCAAATAATACAATCTATAATTGATGATAATTGCAGTAATTAATTGAAATTATAGGAAGGAGCTGCTTATTGTGCAGGAAATTATTTTAACATTGAGTGATATCAAAAAAACTGTAAAACCGCTTGCTGAAAAGTACCATATCAGCGAGGTATATATTTTCGGTTCTTATGCAAGAAACGAAGCCACTTCTGCAAGTGATATTGATTTTTTAGTGTTTGGCGGAAAGGATTTTAAACCGACTTCTGTTTTTGCCTTTGCCGAAGAATTAAGAATGCTTATCAATAAAAAAATAGATGTATTTGAAATAAATGAAGTAAATCTCAACAGTTCATTTTATGATACCATTATGAAGGAAAGGATAAAAGTTGCATGAAACTGTCCGACGAACAGAGAATAAAAAAAATTTACGAAAATGCAAACAAGCTTTTGAGCTATATAAAAGCGCATGAGATCACCAAGGATATGCTTCTGAATGATTATGCCTTGCAATGGCTCGTCACAACACCTCTTTATAATATAGGCGAACATGTATATTATCTTTCGGATGAATATAAAAAAGACCATCAAAAAATACAGTGGTTTATGATCGCCGGCTTACGTCATAGATTGGTACATGATTATGACGGAACAAATTGGAATATCATTGCAGATGTTGTGTTTGAAGAATTACCGATTTTGATTGAACAAATAAAAGAATTGTTATGAAAAATATCCCTTAAACAGAAAAACGTATAGTGAACGGCTCATTGAACACCACCTTTGACTGCTCAGGGATATATAAGAGGGTTGCAAATGACATCTTTGTCTCTTTGCTCACGGGGACAAATGAGAAACCCCGCTATATTCATTATAACGCCGTTCTCAGGCATACGCAACAATTTTTTACCAGCCTCAAATCGAATATTAGTTCGATTGCATAAGCCGCCCCACCACATCAAAGAAAGGAGAAATTCACATGAAACGACCAAACGGCTACGGCGCAGTCATAAACCTCGGCAAAGGCCGACGAAAGCCTTATGCGGTACGTGTTACCGACACCCGGGCTTCCTCCGTTCCCGATGCCGACGGTACATACCGCCGCAAATATAACTATATCGGCTATTATGCCACAAAAAACAAAGCCTATTCGGCACTTGACAAGTATAACGAAAATAAAACCCCTATCAACTATCTCGGCATCACCTTCGGCGAAATTTGGCAAATATGGGCTGACAGAAACCTTGAAACCGCTTCCGCTTCCCGTGCCTATTCTTACTCGGCCGCCGCCGAAAAATGCCGCCCCTTGTTTGATATCCGTATTACCCAGATAAGACTTGCCGAACTCCAGCAATTGGTTGACAGCTATGCCGGAACAAGCAAATCAAACCTGAATAATATAAAAATCGTAATGTCATTTGTCTTTGATTGGGCAATAAAAAACGATATCGTCAATAAAGACTATTCAAAATATGTCGAAATCAGCCCCAAACAGACCGTTAACCATTCACCCCTTACACATTTACAAGTAGATGATCTAAAAGCCGTTCCCGCCCCCTCAGATGTTCAAAAAATAACTCTCATGTTTCTGTATACCGGATGCAGGATTTCCGAACTGTTCAAGCTAAAAAAAGAGGATATTCACATAGAAGAACAATATTTACATATAGGTAAAGCCAAAACGGCGGCGGGTGTCCGCATAGTCCCTATTGCCGATAAAGTATTGCCGATATTCAAATATTATTACGATTCCCCCGGCAAGAAACTGTTTCCTATTGATTTACAAACCTACCGTGAAGAATTTTCAAAACTTTTCCCCGGCCGTACCCCACATGACACACGCAGCACATTCATTTCATTCATGCTTGAAAAAGATGTCCCCTTGGTAACAGTTCAAAAAATAGTAGGCCACGCAAGCGGCAACGTAACCGCAGATATCTACACAAAATTATCACTTGCACCACTGCTTGAAGCAGTAAACCGCCTCTGAAAGATGAAAAAATCTGTATATCACCCGTATATCACCGAAATATTTTCTCATTTTTGCGCACTATAAAACCCGCTGTTTAAGCGGGTTTTGCATTTTAAAAGAGTGCTTTTTTTAATAAAAATTTAACATATCCATCTTCAAAGCCCCGCAAATACTGCCTTTTCAGGGATTTTTTTGTATATCACCCGTATATCACTCAAAACACACGAAAAATTTTTCTAAAAAACACAACCGTTCTTTAAACTAAAAATTTATTAATTTCTTTCCAATGTGCTGAATGTGGGTATACAATATATGCCGCTCGAATCTTCGCTTTCTATCACTTCAAGCACACGGGCAGTTGTGTTTACTCCATAGCCGTTTTCAAACTGTACTATATCTCCGAGGAAATAATCTCTGTTCAATTGAAACTGCCCTGCCGCATCCGTTTCGCATTCATACAGTTCATTGTTAGCTGTAGCTGCCAATGCTTCACTTCCTTGGGCTTCAAGGATATTCTCATAAACAGTCTCGGTAGTCATACCCTCATTTGAGGATGTACTTTCCGCATCGACCCATGTTTCGAAGCGGTTAAGGCCAATGGCACCGTAACCGTTGCCTACAACAACGATTTTTTGTTCATTGCCCTCGCCTTCGCCCCCGACATAAGCCACGTTTTTAAAATCCTCTCCGATGTTCTGATAATCAGCAGTAATAAGGTTGTCAAACTTTACAGAAAATACCACAAACGGATTTTCACTTTGATTATATGATCTGTCTTTGCCCTCATACAGTTCAAAAACAAGCTTTTGTGCTTTTATATAGACCTTACAGCCAAGTTCATATTCTTCACATATGTTTGTTATAAAATCTTCTGCATTTTCGCCTACGACCTGCTTTTCGAGAGAAGTCGTAATGTCGGTATTTCTTTTGAATTCAAAATTCGGAATATGTCTGAAAGAGTTTTCGGGATATATCACGCATTCCATAAGTATCATATGAATACATTCGGGAATACTGCCCAAAACATATGTCTGACTGCCTATCACTCTTTGACCTATGATGCACCTCAGGTCCCTGCCCGTTATTATAAGCATATCACCGTTCTCGGGGTCTGCCCTCAGTTCTATGTTTTTTATCATCATCACATTTTCCATAAGGTCGCCGTTTATATCTTTATCACGGACCATGCATCTGTTTTTCTTCAAAAGAGACAAATTTTCAGTGCTTGCATTGCAATACAGCTCAAATTCTCCCGTACCGGAATAACGTGTCGTCCATATAACGGACTTATAGACATCTATAATCCCTATCGGCTGAAAAGTACTGTTTAAAACATATATATTCATACTACACCCCCACATACAGCGGCCGCCAAGTGAATGTTCCCCTTGCATTATGAAAGCCTGATTCTGCCCATATTTCTATCTCATTTTCGCCCGGAGAAAGTTTGAACCATGACGATTCCATATCGACCTGATTTATCAGATTATAAGTATCGTTTGCATCACGCAGTGTACATACTTTTCCGCCTGTCGCTGTGTTTACAGTCAAAACCCCTGTCGGTATTGTGCCATTGATTTTAAAGTACTCTCCTGTTGTATTATTCATAACAGTAAATCCGACAACATCACCGCTGAGCCTTCCCTGTAACGAAAAAGGTGTATCTACATCCCCGTAATTGTCGATCGTAAATACATTGTCGTCACCTTCGTAACCATAACTTTCTCCTTCCGAATAAAGTGCAGGAAGAAAGGCATCCGGACACAATATACTTATCTGCATGACCTGTTTTTGGTCAAAGGCTGCCAGATCGGCAGAGTCACAATATCCCCTCACAAGGATGTCCCGTGTACCGTTTTTAAAGTGTACTCTCAATGGCTTTTTAGCTTTCACATATTTGTAAAGTGCTATTCTGTTGGTCTCGACCGGTGTTTCGACAGCGGCATATATTACAATGTTTCTTGCATTCACTTTTGCGGAATTAAATGCCGCTCCGTCAAGCAAAGCCGATTCCGTAAGGTTTATGTCGGCCTTCTGAGAAGTAAGGCCTTCAATGTTAAATACCGTATAATTAGGGTTATGTGTAAGCTCTATTCTTTGATTTGCTTCGTTTATAAGTTCCAGTGTAAACATCAGCCAAATGCTCCTTTCACAAGTGTGAACTGATTACGTGTCTGACGGTATATTTCAAGACGGGATAAAGCCTTGGGGCTTGTATTGTTTTGAGTAAAGTTATATGTATTGTTTACAACTTTATCGCTTGTCCCATTTGCCGCCGATATTCCCGCCGCCGCTCCGGCCAGACGGTTTTTGATATCACTCATATCAAGCGAAAGCCCGCCTGTAAAATCCAAGCTCTCCATAGCACCCGACAAGTCGTTCTGCAATGTCTTCTTCATATCTCCCGCAAGACCCTTGACCGAGTTCAACACAGTCTTTTCGTTGTCGTCGATACCGTCGGCAAGACCTGCAACAAGATTTTTACCGATAATATCACGCATTACCGTTGACGGTGAATGTATACCGAAGAAATCTTTAAGTGCTCCAAGAACATCCTCACCAAAGCCCTGTATTTTTTCTTTTATCCATGCTGCCATGTTTGAAATACCGTTCCACAAACCTTTTACAAAGTCTTCGCCCCAGTCTTTTGCAATAATAATCGTGTCGGCAATGCCCTTCGCAAGATAATCTATTATCGCCCAGCCTGCATCATGTAATTTTTTTATTATTTCTGCTCCGTCAAATGACTTGACAAAAGTTTCAATTATCTCCGGTGCTTTTTCCGTAAGTTTTACAACATATAAAATCAAGCCTGCCGCCAATGCACTGATTATCTGTATCGCCGCATCCAACAACTGAGGAGCATTGTCAATGAGTGCATTAACGATTGCCTGAGTTATCTCTATCTGCGCATTTATCAGCATACCGATAATGTCATCTCTGAGAAGAAATTCGGTAAGCATCTGAATTATTGTTATTGCCGCATTTACAAGCTTAGGTGCATTTCTTTGAAGTGCTTCTATCAGCTTCTGAACGATCTCGGGTGCTTTTGCAACAAGCTTTGGCAGGGCATTGATTATACCCTCTATCAAGCCAAGCAGCAGTTCTACACCCGCATCTATTATCAAGTCGATATTGTCGATAAGCGTTTCAACTATCTGAATTATTATATCAATCGCAGCAGGAATAAGATCGGGCATAGCCTGTCCGAGACCCGTTGCAAGTTCCGTTACTATTTGTATCGCAGATTCAAGCAGCAGCGGAAGATTCTGAATTATGCCCGTGCCTATGGCACCGAGTAAAGCTGCTCCCGCTTGTATGAACTGCGGAAGTACGTTTGCAATAAATATCGGCAGCTGTTCACCGATAACCGGTGCGGCCTGTAAAATAAAGTTTGCAATACCGTTTATTACATTTTCCGCCACAGGCATTATATTGTTAAGATATGCCATTGCGGATTCCGCAAAATTCGAAAACAGTTTGTCAAAATCAGCATCCGGATTTGCCATGCCTACAAGAAGATTTTCCCATGCGGCCTGCATCATATTGAAACTGCCTTCGATCGTGGTCGCAGCTTCTTCGGATGTTGTTCCCGTTATGCCCATTTCTTCCTGAATTACGTGTATTGCGGTATAGATATCTTCAAGGTTCGATATATCATATTTGACACCCGTTATCTTTTCGGCATCCGCAAGAAGCCGCTCCATTTCAGTTTTGGTGCCGCCATAACCTAATTTCAGATTGTCAAGTAGCTGATACTGTCCTTTTGCGAAGCCTTGATATGCATTCATTATGCTATCCATAGACGAGCCCATTTTATTGGCGTTATCGGACATATCTTCCATTGCCATCTCAGCAATATCCGCCGCCGCTTCAAGCTGCTCTTTGGTCAATTCTACACTGCCCGCCGCCGAATCATTTACTTCTTTCAGCGCATCCTTTTGTGTGTCGATCGCCTTTTTTTGTTCTTTAAGCCTTGTGCTTTGAAACTCTTTCAGACTTTCAAGCTGTGCTTGCTGAGATTCCTTCACGGCCGAAAGCTGTGCCTGCTGTGCTTCTTTTACCGCCGCCAATTCATCTGTTTGCGCCTTTTTAAGTTCCGCAAGCTGTTCCTTTTTGGAATCCTTTAAGGCTTCAAGCTCCTCTTTTTGGCTTTCCTTCATGGCAGAAATTTCTTCGTTATGACTTTCTTTCATAGCTGCAAGCTGTTCTTTGCTTGCTTCCTTTGCCGATGTCACTGCCTCGTCATACTGTTCTTTTGCAGCCTCTTTTCTGGCATCGCTCGTTTCTTTTATAGTCTCTTTCTGCTCTTTTAACCCCGCAATTTCTGTCTTACGCTGTTCTTCACGGGCTTTCTGCACAAGCTTGGCTTCAAAGTCATTAAGAGACTGCTGAGCCTTTTTTCTTTCTTCGGCACTTTGAGCGGTATTTACTGCCTTTTGCAGTTCAGCCCTTTTCTGTTCGTTTTCGGCTTCTTCCTGTGCCTTTCTCTCGGCTTCCGTCTGTGCCTCTATCTGCGCAATTTGTTCATCAATAGCCTTTAATTGATTATATTTTTCTTCGTCAATAAGCTTAAGATTTTCACGGTATTCCTTATCTATAAGAGCGATCTTCTCTTCGGTAGCTTTTTCAAAAGCCGAAACATCGGCTTCATATGACTTTTCAGCTTCGCTCAGGCGCTTTTCATTTGCCTTCTGAACAGCTTCTATTTCCGCATCAAGAGAATCGGACAGCGCATTGTATTCATTATCGAAGGCCTCTTTCTTTTCGTCATACTGCGCACTTAAAGTCTTTTGCAGCTGCGAATATTCGTTATCGTAAGCCTTTTTTTGCGCATTATATTGTTTTTCATAGGCCTTTTGCTGATTTTCATATTGAACATCAAGCGCTTCCGAACGTATTTTTATTTCATCATCGGATAGCTGCGCGACATTATTCTTCTGGCTTTGAATAAGTGCAGCGGAAAAGCTTGTTACTGTTTCCATATACTTATTCGCAGACATCCCCGACGTTTTATATGCATCATCCGCATAACCTTGAACCTTTTCGGAAGCTTCTCCGAAAAGCGTATCAATACCGCCTACAAGCTGTTCATATTCGGCATATCCCGAAACAGCTTTTTTTCCAACATCAATGAGTTCATCGCCAAGTGCTTTGAGGCCGTCAAGCAAAGACATGACACCGTTTGCAATCAGATCGGCCGCAACCGCCTTCAAAACCGTAAAACCGTCACCTGCTTCTTTTGCGGCCTCACCCGCTTCTTTTGCGCTTTTGGCTATTTCTTCAAGGTTTTCCTCAACGCTTTTGCCATTTTGGGCGGTCATTGCCTCGGCTTGCTGCACATTTTCAAGTTTACCCTCATAGTCCTGTATTGATTTTGTCGTCTTTAAGATTGCGGTTTCTTGATTTTGAATCTGTAAGGCAAGCTTTGCGGCACTTGCCGAGTTTTCGCCCGCAGATTCTTTTACTCTTTCATACTCAGTTTTAAGGTTCGCTAAAATTTTTTGTTGGCCTTCCAACTTTCCCTTTAAGGCGTCAACTTGCTTTTGTACGCCATCGGACGATTGCCCGAAAAGTTCCAGCTCGGCAGATGCGGTCCTGAATTCAGCCTGAGTTTGGTTGACCGCCCTTTTTGCTTCCTGCATTGCCGCCTTTAAATTTGTTATATCGACATCAAAATAATTTGTTGTCCTGTTCGTATCCGCCATTTTTCACCTCTCCTTTTTCAGAACCAGTCATCACCTGCACGGCGGCGAATGACTTCGTCACTGCCCCTGCCCTGCTTTTCTTTTCTCTCCCGTATAAAAAGCGCCGTCAAGTCCGAATACAGCTCTATGACATTTACAAAAGGCATTTTCGGCAGTTCAAGCGGAGACAGCGCCCCGTAATGCGTACATAACAGATCCGATACACGGAATAAAAGTTCATCGAGGGAGATATCGGGCTCTCCCTCATTTAGTTTTTTGGGTCTGTGGGAATATTTTTAAGTTCGGATACCGAACGGCGCACAAGACTGAAAACAACCGAAAGAATTTCCTTAGTGTCAACTCCGTCCCAGTCATCTTCAGACATTTCGGGGAAGATATTGTCAAGCAGTTTTGTCACCGAATCCCATGAACCAGCAAGAACGCCGAGAAGGTCTTTTGTGGAATTTATGTTTTCTATATTGCAAAGCCTCATAAGCTTTCTTACAAAGCCAAACGGGACCTTGACAAATTCGGCCTTAATTTCCTTTTTTACTGTAACAAAATCATCATTGTATACTTTGATAGTTATCTCATCCATAATTCTTATCTCCTTTTTTAAAAAGGCAGCAACCCGCCCGTAGACAAGCCGCCGCCCTTATTGATGCCTGTATTTTTATGTGCTTTCTACCGTTACTGCGCAAACTGCGGTAAATCCGCCGTCTGCTGTCGTTACGGTAATATTGGCGCTGCCTACAGATACCGCCGTAACAAGACCGGCTGCGGAAACCGTTGCAACGCTGTCGTCACTTGTTGACCATGTTATCGCCTTATTGGCTGCCGTAGAGGGCACGACCGCAGCACTGAGCTGATATGTATCTCCCGCAGCGACCGTAACGGCCGAAGGAATAATACCTACACCCGTCACAGAAGAACTGCCGCCGACAGTATCGGGTGTCTGTACGGAAGCAAAGAATTCTTCTTCGGTAATGGTTGTATTGACGGATGTGTCGATATTGGTCGCCTTTGCATTCTTGCTTGTCTTTCCAAACTTATATGCGGTCGATATGCCCGTGTATGTAAGCGACTGGCCGTTTGCATCAGTACCGTTGTTTTTCGTGGAGCTTGTCTGATCGGGTATTGAAAACATACCCTTTAATCTCCATACAAGCACCTTTGTACCGTCTGTTTTTTCGGTGATATAACCTAATGCGTGATACTTCGGCGTTCTCTCCTGCTCGACAAAAAGGCCGAGTTCGGAATCATAGTACTGTCCCGTAATATCCGAAAGCACATCAAACGGTATACCCGATGTGTTAAGTGTTAAAGTATCGGCACCTTCACCCGATACGATAATTGCGGGAATATTGTCATAATAATGCGCTTCATTGCTTGCATCTGTGGTCTTGCCGACTTCCGAAAGGCCGACAAGGCTCTTTACGGCACCATAAATGATACCGTTTTCATCGTCCTGAATTATGGGCGCATAAACGCCGTTCGAAACGCCTCTGTATTCAAAATAATGTTTCATTCTGTTTCCTCCTTTGTCTCTATGTAACCGACTTCACAGCCTCGTCCGATATGAGTTATCTCATCTGACCTTGCATCAAAGCCCCGGTTCAAAATTATCCAATTGTTTTCTGTCAGAACATTCCTTATCTGTTCCAGAAGATCATATACTTTTTGAGTATTTTTCGAATAAACATATACATCAAAATCATAGGCAACAAAGCGCTCGGCATCATCGTAAAATACCGCACTTTCGGAATTTTCCCAGAAAGTGATGAACGTCGGAGGATATTTTTCATCGGCAGTCATGCTGCCTTGTCTTTTCACAGGAAAACCAAAGTCCGATAAAAGGTTTATCAGTTCATTTTCCATTTTTATCCTCCTTCCATTCTCTCTTTTATAGCCTTTTCAAAAATTTCTTTCTGCTTTTTGTGTATTTTGTTGTTTATCTTCCTTCCCCATAAGGCATCATAAATCTCTTCATCTGCATCTATACCCGGATTTGTTCCCTTTTGTCTTCCGAACTGGTTGCACGGTGTATGCGGCTTGGTCCCGTACATCAGAAACAATGCGGGAAGGCCGCCATTGCTTATCTTAAGGCCAACCTGAATACTGCCGCAGTTTCCGTTCCATTCGACTTTTTGTCCTTCGATAATGCTTTTTCGGGTCTTGCCTGTGCGCTCATGTTTGTCGATAGCGCTTATAAGCCCGGGGTTCACCATATCGGGTATGAACTCGAGACATTCCTCGGTGATCTGTTTAAGATCGCCGTCAAGCTTGTCAAGCCGTTCGGCATATTCCTTAAAGCCATTGAACTCTATGCCCCAATGACGACGTTTTGACATATCAGGTTCCCCCTTCCACAGCCCGTACCTTAAAACGGCAGAACTGATTGCGCATATTTACGTTTTCGGGCTTGCCGATAATTTCATAAACATCTCCCGTTTCAAGCACTTTAATCAGGCAGTCCGCCTTTATATCGGGTCTGTACCATGTTTCGATCTGTGCGGTATCTATAAGAGCATAAACACCGTTTTCCGTTGTTTCCGTTCCGCCGTATGTCTTAAAGCTGCAGTTTAGTTTTATTCCTTCATCGGGAACAGCTTTTTCCGTAACTCCTTTGACCTCGGCATACGTCGGCACAAGCAGTTCGACAGCAGTCGAATAGGGAAATGACGGTTTAAAATCAGCCATTACCTCGCCCCCTTAAAGCTCAGCTGAGTAACACGCTGCATGAAATACTCGGACAACTTACCGCCGCCCGAACCGTAATTCCACAAATCGGAGACGCCCCGGGCGACAAGTCCGGGTCTTATATTGCTCTTGGCAACGCCCGCATCGGTTATAAATTCAATTACTTCGGCTATGTACTCCGAAAGAGTATTATCCTGGTAATCGCCCTCGATACCGAGTGCGCACTTTACCTCTGTAAGCATTTGTTCTTCACTCATCGCCCTTGTCTCCTTTCTTTACTTAAAAACCGACCTTTGCAATTGTGATCGCTCCGCTTGACAGTGCAGCTGTATACAATGTGCAGCCGTCAGGCTCTACACTAACCCCGGCAGTCACCGCAGCCGTACCGGCAATTGAAAAGCCTTCAAAGTCAGTTGCGGGGATAAAATAAACCGTTGCACTTGTTACACTCTCGCCAAAATCAAGGCTTTTTACGGGCTCGTCTGCCAGTAAATTGCCGCTGCCCTCTGTAAGTTTAAAAACAGCGGGTGTTTCGGCACTTACCGCCGCAACGGTCGTGCCCGCAAGTGCCATAATGTTTCCGTACAGTGTTAAAAGGTCTGTTTTTGTAACAGGCACTATTCTGTCATTATTTATCATTTTTGTTTACCTCCTCGTTTGTTTTATGCTGTCAGTTTTCGGGAATATCAGGCTTGCCGAAGATGAATACATCAAAAAAGCCTGCTCCGCTTGTCGAAAAACCGCAAATTGAATCTTCGCCCATGGAGTCTCCTTCGTAATAGGCACCCGTTACCGTTATAGCGTCATTTCCCGTATACAGATTTTTGACGCCGCTTTCGTCAATCTGCGAAGCAGAAGACAGCCTCATGGTCGTTGAATTTCTCGTGTAGATATCGCCGTTATCTCCGTTTGAATAACCTATAAAATGCTGAGAACGAAGGACAGGCGTTCCATTTGCGTCCTTGTATGTCTTGATCTCACAAATTCCGTAAGCACTATCTTCATACCAATCCCCGAGTGTATCTACAGCAGTTTCAACATTCGGAATATTTGCGGCAATTGCTTCAATTCCGTCGGGGATCGTTCTGATCCCCTCAAAATCTTTAACATTACCGCCATGCGCCGCATAGAGCGTTTTTAATGCTTCAACTGTTGATTTCATACCAACGCCCCCTTAGCCCTTGACTATCTTATAGAAGCCGGTGGGATTGAGCACCTTGCCGTCAACCACAACAATGGCCTTGTCTACCCATTCATTGCTCTCATGGTCAAGGTAGCGGAACATCGAGAAGCCGAAGTTTTCATTGATAGCGTACTCGTCGGGCTGCCAGAACACACCTATTACATCGCCCGCACTTGCCGAATCAAAGTCGGGAATGATATCGGGTTCAACAAGCGATATCTCACGGCCGAAAAATCTGCCGTTGGGGTTCGCTGCGTCGCCGTCGTTCACCTCGAGGCCTGTTGCCTGGCGGAAAATAGGATTGTTGTTGGAATCTGCCATTGTTTCAAGATAAGCATCCACAGTACCTACAGGGAAGATAAATTCACCCGAACGGTAGCCAAGCGGAAGCTGTGAAAAGAAGTTCTTTCTCCACTTCGTCCAGTCGTTTATCTGTGCTGCTGTCATGGTAATGGTGTTTGTTATTCGGGGATCGTTGAGAATACCCATCATCGATCCGTCACCCGATCCGTTTACTATGCCGTAGTCCATAGCTTCAAGATAAGCCGCTGCGATCACTCTTGTTATTTCGGCCTCAAACGCAGAAAGTGTAAGAAGGTTTGATAAAAAGGTCTGTGCAAGCCTTATCTCTGCCGTATGGTAAGCAAACTGTATCTTGCCGATTGCACCGGGCTTCTGTCTGGGTGATACCGTGCTCTCGTTTATCCACTTGAACTGTGCTTTAAGTGCGGCAATGGGGTATTCAACGCCGCCCCTGACGGAAACCTTGCGTACCTTTGAATACAGATTGCCGTAACGCTTGCGGACTGTGTTTATGACATCGTTCATAACATTCATGGGGATAAGAACACCCGTGTCGCTTGTGTTTGCGGCATCTCCCGCTCTCTTTTCTGTCGGCAGAAGCTCTGCGGGGATAGCGGTGCCCCTCTGCACATACGCCATGAAAGCCTTGCGGTATTCCATGCTTGAAAGTGCATCTTCTTTACTGCGTTCTTCGCTCTTGAAAGAGCCCATCACCCTGCCGCCGTTTACAAGCGTTGCACCCTCGGGAATACCTCTGAACTCGGCATTCTTTGTCGGGTCTCCGCTTCTTTCTTCTTCCTCGTCAATTGCCGATATTTCCTCGGATGTTTCCTCTATCTCGGCATTCAGATCCTCTATACGATCATTTATCGTCCTGAGCTCATCCGCATCGGTGCACGCCTTGCCCCTCGCCGCAAGCTCTGTTTTTTTTGCATTAAGTCTTGCAAGTCTTTTTTCTAAAATAGCTTTTCTTTTCATTGTTTACCTCCTAAATAATAGTAAGCAGTCTGAGCCGTTCTTTTAACAGCTCGGTTTCGTCGTTTTCGCTGTCCTCTTTGGCGTTATCCAACGCCCCCGCCCTCTGCTGCTTAGCTGTCTCCACAGCCTTGCGTGCATTCTCCAATGCATTTTTGTTTCGGGCGGATATTGTTGTATCGGAATAAGCGGGAAAAGTTACCGCACTTATTTCGATTATTTTTCCTATCTTTGTTATGGTTCTGGTCGGATAATCCGTTTCAAGGTCCGCCCATTCTTCCTCGTCTATCGTAAACATAAACGACATTCCAACAAGGTCCCCTCTTTCGACCGCACTGTAGAGCGCACGGGCGGTCACATTGTTTTCGGTATCAAGCAGCGCATGATCCATACTAAGACCCTCGTTGTCAGGCGTAAGCTTCATTGTGCTGTTGCCGTTGTTCCTGCGTGAATGTGCAAGCGGTATCATGTCAATATCGTGATTGACAAGAAGCCGTACATCCGTAAGGTCTGTGCCGTCAAGCGCTCCCCTTGCAATTATTTCTTTGTAATAACCCATGTCCGTCGGGCTCTCATAAACTATCGGACGGCCGCTTATTATATGCCCTCTCTCCGTTGTCTCCGCACGGACCTTGAAATTGTTGCAATATCTTTTTTCAAATTCTTTTCTATCCATTGTTTTCACCTTTCCCCTTTTCCTCGGCATCTGCACTTACCCTGCCCGTCTGGTATTCGTCGGCATTATCCGCATTTATCCAGTTAAGCGACATATACCGTTTCCCCTCCAACTCCGGAGCAGGGCGAAGGCCGAAAGCAACACGCTTTTCGTTTTCAAAAAGTGCGCCCGTCGGACTTAATGTATTGACCATTTCAAGCTTTTGGGCAGTGGTCATAAATATAAGTTCCTCGGGATAAAACTCAATACGGTTTCCGAATGCTCTCGCACGTGCGGTAAATATCGTTTTGGTAAACGCCTGACACATCGACTTTATTATCGGTTCAAGCGCCTTTTGATAGAACGAGTTGTATATCTCCTGCGTATAGTTGCCCCGCACTATCTCTATCGGCACTCCGTAAAACCTCAATATCTTGTCATCAATAAATTTAAGTGTTGCTTCATCCACAAGCGCCGTCTTCTTTTCAAGCGGAATGTACTCCGCCTTTATATCTATCGGCAGTATGCCGCTTTCGTTGTTTTTAAGCTTACTCTCAAAATCGGCAAGCGCCGCATCCATTTTGTCCTTATCCAGAAAAGTATTGTACTTTACAACACCGTTTACCTGATAGCTTGCGTTCATGGCCTTGGCCAGACCCTGTAAAAGCTGATGATTAAGCTGCAAGGTTTTAAGCAGTGCCTCGTTGTCGGGCTGTCCCTGCTCATTGCCGCCCATGTAATCGTTTACGGAATAGCTGTATCTCAGATGTATCACATTTTCGTAAGGAATTGCCGTTGTATCACCGTTACGGAAGTAAAACTTGACGTAAAGCCTTTCGGAAGCATCCTCTATAAAATCCACCTGTATGGGCTTTATCGGATAGAGTGCTTCGAAATACCGCCTTTCTTCTCCCGTTTTAGGGTCTTTCCACGACCAATATGTAGGTATGATAAAAGCGTTATAGTTCAAAAGCAAAAGCCATGTGACTTTTTCAATAAAATCACTTGATGTCATCAATGGATTAGGAAGGTCCAAGACTTCCTGTTCACGGCTTTTCACAGGCACAGGATCATTGCCGCTGTAACGTACATGCGTCGGTTCAAGCTTCTTTATTTCTGTAACGATGCACCTGAGCGCCTGCTGCACAACATCCGATGCATATACATCCGTACCGTACTGAGAATATATCGGCAAATAGCCCGATAATGCCGCCGCAGTTTTGCTGCCTTTCGGTTCTCTATGGAACAGCTTGTCAAAAAGTCCCATTTTTTAACTACCTCCTACAAGTTTCTTTAAGTCGCTGCGGTGCCGTCTGAACATTTCATATAACGACACCAGCGTGACCGAACCGTCTATCTTTTTTGTGTTTTCTGTCTTTACAACAAGCGACTGACGCAGATTATTCACCTGCAGGCAGCTGTTTTGAAAACACCACTTATCAACGGGATTGTCGTTGAAATTCACAAGCCCCGCTTTCAGATCCTTTTCAACAAGCAGTATCGCATTGTTAAGCGTCTGCGCATTCTGTAATATCATTTCAACTTCCTCATACTGCTTCGTCCAGCCGTAAACTTCCATCTGCTTTAACCAATCTCTGGCAAAGCGTTGGTCATAACCGCATTTATAAAGTTTGATGCCATGTTCTGTCAGCAATTTATAAAACCAATCGGCGCAAAGGGTAAGGTCAATGTCATTTCCCTCACAAACCGTTATATAGCCGTTCTGCGCCCATTCTTTATATTTTGCACCCGCCGAATGATCGTCATTTTCGGGGTCAAGCTTGCTTTCGGGAATAAAATACATTGTGACAATATATTTCACGGGATCATCGGGAAGCATAACAAGCGCCTTTGCACAGCAAAGGTCTGTCGTTTCCGCCAGATCGACATGTCCGAGACAGTAAGCGCCCCGAAGCTTTTCTATATCATAAGTAAGGCCTTTGTCATAGTCCTCCGTATTGAGCCAGCTCTCAACACCGTTTTGCTTATAGTTAAAATCCTTTGATAAAACAAATATCCTGTCCGCCTTGCTTTTCTTCGCCTGATCGACCTGTTCTTCCAGGTAGTCAAACCTCTTTACGGCACCGAGAGAAGGATTTGATTTGTACCAGCTCATAGGATTTTGAAAAATCTCCTGTTCACTGTCCTGCGTATAAAGCCAGGGCAGATAACGGGATGCCGAAATGCTGTCATCCTCACCCTTTATTATGGCACGGCACGCCTTCAGCTCCGAATCCAGATACCCGTCGTTTACAAAACCCTCTGTCGTTATGATTATCATTTTCGGATTATCTTTAAGTGACTGCGACTGTTCTATGCTTTTGGCAATGACATTCGTTTTCATCTCATGCGCTTCATCAATAACGGCATAGTCTATATTTCGGCCTTCTTTGTTGCGTGTTCTGTCAGAAAGCTTGAATATTTTCGTATTGGTCGTCTTGTTAAGTATAAATCGCTGGTTTCTTTTGGTGTCAAGGTCATCCGGATCGTAGAGGCGGCGCATAAGATCAATGGCATCATATACAATAGAAGCCTGTGCATCATCGTTTGAACTGCACACAATATCCGCACCCTCGGGACCCGTTACAAATTCCGCATTGCCGTTTGCCGAGATAAGCTCCGACTTTCCGTTTTTTCTTGCTATAAGCAGCATTATTTTTTTAAAACGGTCAATAAGCTTTTTCTTGTCAAGCCAATTTCTTGACATTTTGAAGCTGTATACCGTCTCAATAAACGCCTTCTGCCACAGCAAAAGCTTCATAGGCATATTGTAAAACGGGCTTTTTGTGAGCCTTATACAGTTTTCAATAAAATCCATGCGAATAAGAGCGGTCTCAGTATCGTAAAAATAATCATCATTGTGCAGCAGATCATCAACAAGATTTTCAAGCTCCATGTAGAGCTCCTGCCCGACGATTATTCTTCCCTCGTCTATCTCGGCCTTGTATAAAATCAAATTGCTGTTGTCAGCCGTCCATATTCTTTTTTTCAATATGAGCATTGACCCACATCCTTAACGGCGATGTCTCGTCACTTTCATCCACACCTGTTATCCTTGCAAAAATCTTATATATATTTGTATACTGCTGCAAAAGCTCTTTATACTGCTTTGCGGCAGGCGTTGTCTTCTGTCTCTGCGGCCGTTTTTCATCAAACATTATAAACGGCAGCTTTTTAAGCTCACTCATTTTGTCCTCTACAAATATAAACTCGGTTATCAGACCTTCAAGCGCCTCGTCACCTTTTGGACAAATTATATTTTTCAGTTCTTCAAATCTGTTCATGTTTTTATCTGCCACCTCACAGCCACAGCCCCGCTTGCGGTCTTTACATACAGCCTGTGCGGAACAGCCCCGCTTGCGGTTTTTACATATACTATGCCGCCGTCAAACGGTCCTATCGCTTCATAACCCCAAATCCAAGGGTAGCCCAGGTTATTTGTATCAATTCGCCATATCGAAGGATTGAGCGGATAATCATTTGTATCTCTCTCCCAGTCGGTAAAGTCTGATCTTCGATTTTCAATAAGTTCGGGGTATTTGCCCGTTGACGGTATTATCCATGCACCGCTTCCCAAAGTAAAAGAGCAATTCCACAATACCGCCGCCGATGCTCCGTAAAAATACGATGTGCCTGCGGCACTGTTTCCATAAAGCCTGACATTGCTTCTTGTCGGAAATGTGATCCTGACGGTCGCACTTGCATTAAATGTCATGTTAACGGCAAAAGTAAAAGTATCGATCTCGCCGTTCGGTATCGTGATCGTTTCGCTTGTATAGGTATTTGTGCCGTCTGTTATCCTCACGGAAAATCGGCTTGTACTTGTCGATGTCGGAGACAGCGAAGAACCAACTTTTAACGAAAAAACAACTATTTCAAAGGCATTTGTGGTGCTTATACTAAGAGATGCAGAATTTACGACCGTATCATATTCCGAGTTGAAATTAAACGTACTCATATCGCAAACCCTTTTTCTCTCAGCCATGCGGCATCTTGCAGCTGTGCTTTCGTCGCCCCGTAGGATGAATCGAAATAATCGCCGTCCGTGTTATCAAAAAACACAACACCCGCATTTTGAGAAGGTGTTCCCGAATAAGTATACCCAGAGGCCAAAAGCTCAGCAGCATTTGTGATCACACAATAGCTGTAATTAGCGTTATCACTTGCTATTCTGACATTACCGCTTGTGCCCGAGTATCTTACCGCTCCTATAAAAAAGCAGTTGTTACACCTTCCGCCATTTACCATAAATGAATTTGCGCTGCCTCGTGCCTGATTGCCTTCAATACATGTAACATAGCAATTGTTTGTTATGCCGCCGTTCATAAGTCCATAAAAACTGCTTGTAGCTATAAGACTGCCCGAAAAGCTCGATTTTCTTGCCGTCACTGTACCCGATGGAACATAAGACAAACCATATACGTTGCTTCCGCTAAGATATCCTCTGACTTTTACGTTCTCGATTTCCGAACCACTGTAATGACTATAGCAAATACCGCACACCGCACCCGTTGCCGACACTCCTATATCTTCTATAGTCAGATTTTTTACATTGCCGTGCAGAAACTGAAAAAATCCCCAGTTGCCGCTTATGTAGATACCATTTAGGTTGTATATTGTATACCCATTTCCATTAAAGTTCATATACCAAGCCGTAGAAGATGTAGCTGTGAACCCTTCCCAGTTTTCATAGTCTGCCATGTCGATATCGTTCGCAAGGGTCACGCTCCAGTAAGCGGAGCTTGTGCCGTGATCACTTTGGGCAGCGAGTTCAGCCAGCTCGGCAGCGGATTCAATATTTGCCATTCTATTATTATAATCTATAGCCATACATTCACCGCCTTATGTTAACGATAAGATCAGGCCGCCCACAGGCAGCGTTGTGTCGCTTTCGCCGTCTGCCGCCGTATTATATACACCCACAGCCCGCAGCAACTTGTCATTGCCAGCATATTTTGTATATATCCCAAGCCCGCCGTTATCGTTATCGGGCTTTACGACAATTCCCGTTTCCAGATTCTGATTGCCGCTGTCCTTCATCGTCGTTTTTAACTGCTTCCGCTGTTCATCGTATTCAATAACTCCGACTTCACATAGATCAACTTCGATTTTGTGATATGTCGTTTCGTCATTATTTTCGGTAACGGTAGACGAGCTTTGTCTTATCCTCATTACCTGAGTGCCGGTGCCGCTTGTTTTTATCCTTCTTGCAGCAAACATATCAACTTGCTCGTTTGTCAATGTCTTATCAAAATTATCGGGGCTTACGGTGGTAAAACCCGCCGTCATATCCGACAGGCTTTTGTAATATATTTTCTTGTTCTGCAAAGTAACAAGATATTCGGCTTCGGCACTCGTTATCTTTGAATAATCGGCAGGTGTTACCAGAGGCACGGACAAAAATGTTATCGTGTTGCCCTCGATATCAATATAACTTCTTATCTTGTCCTGCGTTGTGGCCGTAAAACACGGTGTTGCGGTATATTCCTGCGTTTCGGGGTCAGTTGTGCCGTCCGTCCACTTCCAGCCCCTGTTTGCATCATACGTTACACGGGGCCTCAGGGCATATTTTGTCAGATTTGTCGTCAATTCCTCGATCAAGGCCTCGTTTACGCTCACGGCTGTCTGTACGGTATCGGACAGATTCTGCACATTTGTATTGGTCTGTGCGATCTCGGCCTCCGTGCCTTCCATCCAGTTTGTAAGCTCATCCGCCGAGAGCGTTTTCCGAAAAAACACTCTGTACTTGATATCCGAATCTCTTTCAAGCATCATATTGTACTGATAGCTTTTGGGTCCCGCCAAAAATGAAAACTCAATATAAGGCGAAGTGTAGCCCGTGCTTTCATACCTGATATATATCGAAGCCGAAAGCGGAGGAAAGTAATCTGCATCCAGCGTCATATAATTAACTTCTTCCGCAGCCGAGAAATATTCATTCGTCAGAATGTTATATTCCTTATCATACATGACAATATTGCACGCACTGCCGACCTCATAGGGGTAAAAAGCAATATTTATTGAGTTTTCGTACTTATTGGCGATCTGCGCCAGACATTTATTGGCACCGCTGTCCGCAAAGTCCAGAATTATATAATTTCTCATGCTTTCACCTTTTTATCCGATATATCGGTTTATTTTTGATAGCTTTGAATTTTTTGGGATTCCAAAACCGAAAATCTGATTTTTTCATTTTCTGCGCAAGTTAAT